TGGTGCAAATACAACAGGTGTTGATATTGGTAATGGAATTTTATTCCTGAACGGTGTTTTCCAAACACCAACTACCACCAATAATCTTGGTAATAACTATAAGTTTGAAAACTCAAGTGCTCTTGGTATTTCTAGTGTAGTATTCTCTGGTATTACTTCAGAGAACGGTTCTTATATTCAGTCTGAATTTGATATTAATCAGAATCAATTACCAAGAGGTGGACTGATTGTTTCCCTTGGTTCAACACCAGGTCTTGGATATGCACCACTTCATGGTGCAAAAGTAAAGGCAGATTTAACAAATGGTGCAATTACAGATATTGTTGGTGTCAATACTTATCGTAAACCTGTAGGAATCACAACTGCAGATTACAATAATATTACTGGTGTTATTGAAATTGAAACTAGTTCAAATCACTATCTTAAGGGTGGAGAAAGAGTTCAATTGGTTGGACTTCACTTCACATGTTCTCAAGCATACACTGGTATAACCACAACAATATTCCCAGATCATGATCGTTCTTTTGATATTGTAAATATTCTTTCTGCTAATAAACTGACAGTTCAGGTCGGACCTAGCACAATTATTCACAATTATGTTGGATTTGGTAGTGTATTTAAGCACTTCTCACTTTCCAATGGTTCTGGATATAGAGACCCTGTTTCTATCGGTGTAACTGATTTAGCATTTGAGCATAAATTTGTACGCTCTGTTTCTGATTCAATCTTCGTTGGTTCTGCTGGAACTGATACATTCACAGCAACTGATGCAGAATATACGTCACATACTGGCAAACTCTTGTTAACTATCCCATCTCATGGTTTAACAGTTGGCAATCAAATTGGTATTGATACTGGTGGAATTATTTTCACATGTTCTGAAGATAATTTCTTTACCGAACAACCATATCCAAGAGCAACTGATCCAGTTGCTGGTATCACTACAGAAGTTACCTCAGTAACTACAAATACCATTACGGTCAATGTTGGACCTGGTGGTGGTGCAGGAACAGGTGCAGAAATTTCTGCAACGGTTGGTATAGGTGGAACACTAATCTTTAGTATTGATAATGGTGGTTCTGGATATGTAAATCCAAGGATTCAAATTCCTGAACCAACATATGAAAATATGGAGGTTGTCGGCGTATCAAGACTTGGAGTTGGTGCAACTACAACAACAGGTGAAAATCTGTTGATGAATGTTACTATTGGTGCTGCAGGAACTAATGTTGGTATTGGTTCAACTCTCTTCGAAGTTGAGTCTTTCAACATCAGAAGAAATGGATATGCATTCCAGGTTGGAGATGTATTTAAGGTAGTTGGTCTTGTTACAGCATCACATCTGAGTGAACCAATTTCAGACTTTGAACTTGAAGTTACTGAAACTTTTAATGATTCAATGTCTGCATGGTCATTTGGCGAAATGAATTATATTGATAGTATTGAAGCATTCCAAGATGGTTCAAGAAAGAGATTCCCATTGATTTATCAAGGTGAACTTTTAAGTTTTGAATTAGATCAAAATAATCCTCTTTCAAGTCAAATTGATTTGAATGCAGTTTTAGTTATCTTTGTTAACGGTGTTATCCAGCAACCTGGTTCTTCCTATACATTTGAAGGAGGAACATCCTTCCTATTCGATCAAGCACCATCAGATTCTGATAAGGTTGATATTTTCTTCTATCTTGGTCAAGATGGTGTTGATGTCATTATTGTTGATGTTGAAGAAACATTTAAGATTGGTGATGAAGTTCTGGTTAAGAAGCATCCTAATTTTAATTTGACAAAAGATCAAAATAGAGATAGAACAATTTTTGATATTTTATCTGCAGATACACTTGAAACTGATATCTATCTTGGTCCAGGTATCAATGAAAATGATTTCAAACCAATCAGTTGGACTAAGCAAAAACTTGATAGGTTTGTTAAGGGAGATTTTGTCTATAAGACAAGAGATTCTATTGAACCAAGAATTCTTCCAACAGCAAAGGTAATTGGTGATGTTAATACAAGCACCGAACAAATTTTTGTTGATAATGCACAATTCTTCAATTATGAAGAAAACAACTATGCAATTTCAATTAACTCTTTCAAAGGATTGCTTGTAGAAGGAGTAAATCCAGTTTCTGCTGCAATTACAGCAACTGTTGGTGCCTCTGGAACAATTAGTGCTCTTACAATTAATAATGTTGGTTCTGGTTATTCTGGCACTACACTTGATGTTAAATTTACGGCACCTTTAGATATTGGTGTTGGTGTTGGTACGACTGCAACTGCTACTGTAAGCATTGTTAATGGTTCTATTGACTCTGCAACTATCACAAATATAGGTTTTGGTTATTCTGTTACCAATCCTCCTCAAGCAATTGTTGAAGTTCCTAAAGGAAAACAGGAATTGATTGAGGATATTGTAAATATTGAAGGATTTACTGGTATTATTACTGGAATTAGTACAACTACAGGTATTGGTGATTGTGGAATGGCACTCAATATTGATTATGATCGTATTGATTTTGCCAATAATTCTAGTGCAACTAATAGTTTGGTTGCAGGATATCCAGTCTATATCTATGAAACTTCAGTTGGTCATGGAGTGACTACTGTTGATGGAAATGATAGTTCTACCGTTGGTATTGGAACAACTTTCTTGGATGCTGTTTATATGGTACAAGCAGTTTCAAATAATGGAAACAAAGGTAGGATAACTTGTAACATCCATGGAAATACCAATATTGTTGGTATTGCGACAACAGGATTGTATTTACCCAACAATCCTGGTGCTACAATTTCCGCAGGTAAATTATCTTGGGGAAGATTATATAATGGAAGTGATTCAATAACTAGAAGTAATCCAATTTCAATAGGAGTAACTGGTCTCATAATTGATTCTGGATTATCTACATTCCCAACAATTCAAAGAAGAGACTTTGGATTTAAGAGTAGTGGTGCATTAAGGAAATTATCAAATGGTCCTGATGCAACTGAAAATTCTTCTGGTTTTACTATATTATAAACCCCATATAAATACATAAAAAACATATAAGCAATGTCAGCTATTGTTACCGATCAATTTAGAATTCTGAATGCAGGCAATTTTGTCGAATCGGTTGAAAATTCTTCTAACTCATACTATGTTACTGTAGGTCTCCCTAATCCGACTATTGTTGGATATGGAAGAAGTTCTACATGGAATACTAATCCACCCGCACCATTAGACAATCAAACCAACAATTCACATGCTGGTGACGTTGTACTGTTTGGTAAAAAAATATCTTCTGCTAACGTAAAGCGAATTGTTAGAAGAATTGATTGGGTTGCTGGAAGTAGATATGAAATGTACAGAGATGATTATAGTATTGCATCTCCATCACCATTAACTAATGCAGCAAGATTATATGATGCAAACTATTATGTTATTAACTCCGATTTTAGAGTTTATATTTGTATAGAAAATGGTTCTAGTGGTACTAATCCTAAAGGAAACGTATCTCAAGATGAACCAACTTTTACAGATTTAGAACCAACTAGAGCTGGCACTAGTGGTGATGGTTATATTTGGAAATACTTATTTACAGTTTCTCCTAGTGATATTATCAAATTTGACTCTACAGAATATATTACTTTACCAAGTAATTGGACAACAACAACTGATACTCAAATACAAGCAATAAGAGATTCTGCTAATTCCCAAGTTAATCTTAATCAAATTAAAACTGTTTATATTGATAAAGCTGGCTCAGGTTATGCTGGTGGATTGAGTCAGGAGATGAATATTATTGGAGATGGAAGTGGTGGCAAAGTCAGAATTGATGTTGAAAGTGGCAAAATTACAAATACCATAGTCACTGCAGGTGGAAATGATTATTCATATGCCCTTGTAGATCTTGGATCTATTAACTCCAGTACAGGTGGTTCAAGTGCAAAACTTGTACCTATAATTCCTCCTGCAAGGGGTCATGGTGATGACATTTATGTGGAATTAGGTTCTGATAAAGTTTTAGTCTACGCTAGATTTGACGATTCAACCAAAGATTTTCCGGTTGATACCAGTTTTGCACAAGTTTCTATTATAAAAAATCCAACGGCAGTTGGGACAAATAATATTTTTACAGGTTCAACTTTTAGTGGATTGAATTCTATAAAATTCTCATCTGTCGTTGGAACTCCTCAAATTGGAGAAAAAATTGAGCAAAGTCTTGTAAGTGGTGTAGGGAAAGCATATGGATATGTTTCCTCTTATGATACTGAAACAAAGGTGCTTAAATACATACAAGATCGTTCATTATATTTTAATCAAACTACCTTAGATCATCAAGATTATGTTGGAATTTCTACTAATGGTAGAAATTATGCTTTTGAATCTAGTGCTAACGAAATTACTGGACAATCATCTGGATTTAAGGGTTCCGTAGATCGTAATTTCTCTGGTATCACTACAAATCCAACAGGAAGTAAACTTATCAATCTCGGTGTTAACTTCTCAAGCGGCATGGCCGTTCCTGAAATAAATAAAGGGTCAGGACAATTAATTTATCTTGATAACAGACCTAGTATTGCTAGGAATTTGAGACAAAAAGAAGACATCAAAATTATACTGGAATTCTAAAAAATGCCACAGAAGACTAACTTAAACGTAAATCCTTATTATGACGATTTTGATAAGGATGATAATTTTTACAAGGTTCTTTTTAAACCTGGATATCCTGTTCAGGCAAGAGAACTAACGGGTCTTCAGTCTGTTTTACAAAATCAGATAGAATCCTTCGGAACACATATGTTCAAAGAGGGTTCTATGGTGATTCCTGGCGGAATTACTTGTGATAATGAATTTACTACCATTAAGGTAAATGAAACTCATTTAGGTCTAGATATTAGCATCTATCTTGATTCTCTTGTTAATGCTAATGGTGGCAATGGAACGGAAGTAAGAGGGCAAGATACTAATATAACGGCAACAATTAAAGGTTATGTTCTTCCACCAAATGAAGATGCAGATGAGATTACTCTTTTCGTAAAATATAATACATCGTCTGACGATGGAGAAACTGAATTCTTTGCTAATTCTGAAGTATTAATTATTGAAGAAAATGTAACTTATGGAAATACAACTATAAATGCGGGTGATACCATTCTTTCTTTGGTTGCAAACGATGCTTCAAATATTGGATATGCTGTAGGGGTTGCTGCTGGTGTTTATTTCTTAAGAGGATACTTTGTAGATGTTCCAAATGCACAAATAGTTCTAGATTTATATAATAACGAACCATCATATAGGGTTGGTTTTGAAGTTATAGAGCAGGTAGTTAATTCAGATCAAGATCCGTCATTAAATGACAATGCAAAAGGATATACTAATTTTGCTGCACCAGGTGCTGATAGATTAAAGATTAGCACGAGATTATCTAAGAAAGGTTTACAAGATTTTAACGATACTAATTTTATTGAGCTCGTAAGAATTGATAATGGTGAAATTAAGAAGTTAGAAGCAAAGACTCAATACAATTTTATTAAAGATTACTTTGCCAAGAGAACCTTTGAAGAATCTGGAAACTATGCTGTTGATAATTTTACCGTAGATGTTTTAGATTCTTTGAATAATGAAACTGGTGGTGCTGGTCTTTTTGCAGAAAATCAACTCACTGATGAAGGAAATAGTCCTAGTGACGACTTGATGTGTATCAAGGTTTCTGCAGGAACTGCATATGTTAAAGGATATGATGTAGATTTGGTTGGATCAACTATTATTGATGTTCCAAAACCAAGAACCACTCAATCTATTGCAGAAACTAGAGTTCCCTTCGCAATGGGAAGTCTTCTTAAAATTAATAACGTTAAGGGTGTTCCATATATTTCTATTGGAACACAAGCAGGACAAAATACATTTGATAATGTAATTGAATTATTTGATGAAAGAAGAAATACTTCTACAAATAATGCAGGAACTGGTAGAAAAATTGGTGAAGCAAGAATTTATTGGTATGGTGTAAGTGATGCAGCATATGAAGGTGATACAACCAGTTGGGATTTGTATCTTTTTGATGTTCAAACATATACTGATGTTTATGTATCAAGTAATATAAGCGACAATAATGTAATTCCTCTTGGTTCATATGTAAGAGGTCTTTCTAGTGGTGCTACGGGATATATTGATAGTAAGAG